ATATTGACACATGCTCTAACTATAGGTTATAATAATATTATTGCTAGTTCAAGTCAACAATTAATGAAGAAACTTTTTATTAATAAAATAGACTTTCAATTATTTAGAACTCGCAAATTAAAGGCATTAAAAAATAATTCTATTTTTAGTGCTTATAAATGTAAAGATAAACAAAGCTACTTTAAAGATAAGGAATTTTTATTTACTACAATAAATCCTAATAATAAAGTAGAATATCTTTATTTATTGAGTAAACGCTCAATAACCAACACAAACCATTACATTCCAAAGAATTATGTATCTTCCAAACATTGGAAAAATACATTCGTCAAAGAACGAACTGATAAATTGGAATTCATTTTAGAATAGGAGAAATACTATGGTAGCTTGGGATAAAGCTAAAGCACCGTCACAAGGTGGCGGAGAACGAAGAGAAATTCAACGATTAACTCTCCCCATCGGGGAAACTAAAGTTAGACTGGTAGGGGAAGTAATGCCTCGCTATGTTTACTGGATTACTACTACAGAAGGAAAAAGAATGCCTTTAGAGTGTCTACGATTTGTACGCGAAGAAGAAAAATTTGTAGACTCTAATGAAGATCCTTTTAAAGAATTAGGAGCGGATGTTTTTAGTGACAAACCGCAATTTGCATATATTTGTAACATAATTGATAGAAGTGATGGTCAAATTAAGATTTTTGACCTTAAAAGCACTATTTATCGTCAAGTTGTAGATTTTGCTTCCAACCCAGAATATGGTAATCCTGCAGACTCTACAACTGGGTATGATATTACTATAAAGAAAGAAAAAACAGGTCCACTTCCTCAAAACGTTAAATACACCTGTTTACCTGCAAGAGCAAGTACGGCATTAACTGAAGAAGAGCAAAAAGCCGAATTATTTGATCTTGGTCGTATTTATAAACGACAAACTTATGAAGAGCAAAAGAAGTGGATGCTCGAAAATACTGCACTTTTTGCTTCTGCTACAGGAGATGATTTTGTGCCAACTGAAACAGCAGAGGATCTGGATTAAATGAAAAAATATAAGCTCAATGAGTTAGTACAAGCTACTGGGCAAGCACAAGAAATTGGGGAGGCTAAGACCTCCCCAACTGCTGTGGCTGCCCCCACAATTGATCAGCCCGTAGGAGGTGCCTTTAAGAAAATTGAAGATGGCCAAGTTGTCATTGATATGGATATTATCAGAAAAAGTAATATCTTCTTCGCAACTCCTTGTTATGGCGGTCAAATTACCGACCAATACTTTTTAAGCATGTTTAGACTAACTCAAGAGCTTATTAAGTATAATATTAATTTTCGAATTACAACTCTTAGAAACGAAAGTTTAGTTCCAAGAGCACGTAATATCCTCAATGCTATGTTTTTAGAGGCTAAAGAATGTACTCATTTAATGTTCATTGATGCTGATATTGAATTTGAGCCAGAGTCAGTGATACGAATGTTAGCTATGGATAAAGATTTAATTACAGGAGCCTACCCCAAGAAAACTTTACCAGTAGACTATGCTATTAATTTAAAATTTGCTGATAAAGAAAAAACTCAAGTAAAAGTTGATATGGGAGCTATAGAAGTACTTGATGCCAGTACTGGATTCTGGTTAATGAAACGTGAAGTAGTAGATAGAATGATTGAGGGATACCCAGAATTATTCTATTTAAATGACAGTAGTATTGATGCTAAATTTAATCAATATTGTTATTCATTTTTCGATACTATTCATGATCCTGATGATAATAGATATTTGTCTGAAGATTATACATTTTGTCGTCGATGGCAAAAAATCGGGGGTTCAATTTGGCTTGACCCCAATACAAAACTTAATCATGTAGGTAGTTATACATTTGAAGGTGACGTTAATAAAATATTTAATTGGGAAGCTGTAGGCGGCTCAAAACCACAATAAAATGTTAGATAAATATGAAAATAAAGTATTCTCTCAATTTGGAGAAGATGGAATAACAGATTACATTTTTACAAAAATAGATACAGATACTAAATACTTTGTTGAGATTGGGACTCAAGATGGAAGTGAATGTAATACACGATTTCTAAGAGAGCAACGTGAGTGGTCAGGAATACAAATTGATGCCAAATATGAGAACCCATTAATCAATCTTCATAAACATATGGTTAATAAAGAAAATATTATTTCAATTTTACAATCTTATCAAGTACCGTATGAATTTGATTATTTTTCTCTCGATATTGACGGTATAGACTGGTATATACTTAATGAAGTTTTAAGTTATTACCAAGTTAGAGCTTTTGTCTGTGAGTATAATGCTTGTTTAGATGTTAATGTTGATCAAGTTATTCAATACGATCCTAATTTTTGGGATGCTGGACCTTATAACATTTATCATGGGGCGAGTTTAAAAGCATTTTATAATCTTGCTAGATCAAAAGGTTACTCTTTAGTTCATTCTAATGGAGTTAACGCTTTTTTTGTGAATGACGATTATTGGACAAGTGACGAAGATTTTCCAGAAACAAATAACTTAGAAGTCCTTTGGAAAAATTATCCCGAATTTTTAGGATACCGTTTTGTACATGAACATGAATCCCACGAACATGCTAACTTTAATACATCGGAGTTACTTCTAGAATTAGAACCATGAAAATTTTACTTTCGGCAGACTGGCATATTGCCCTACATAAGAAAAAAATTCCAAGCGATTGGCAAGCTAATCGTTTCAGATTATTTTACGAAAAATTATATGAATTAGAACAAGATTGTGATATTCATATTATTGCAGGAGACGTGTTTGACAAAAAACCCGAACCAGATGAAATATGTTTATTTTTAAGATATATCAATTCAGCCTCGATTCCTACATTTGTCATACCAGGAAATCATGAAGCAACTAAGAAAGGTTATACTTTTTTATCGCATTTCCATGAAGATAATGCTATTAAAAATTCAAATGTGGAAATTATCACTCAGAATATCCATAAAGACGTTCTCGGTCAAGGATTTCAATTCTTTCCTTATGGAGAAATGCAGACAAATAATTTGCCTCAGCCTGTGCCGGATGATATATTGGTTACGCATATTAGAGGAGAAGTACCTCCACACATCACTCCCGAGTACGATTTTGAAAAGCTTCGTCCCTGGAAACTCATACTTTTGGGTGACTTACACTTTAATCATCGTTACTTGGATTATCCAGCTTATTATCCTGGTAGCCCTCTAAATGTGTCTTTTGACAGAGATGAAAAAAGACAATATGGAGTGGATATTATAAATTTTAATACAATTAATGATTATTCTGTTGATTTTATAGATTTAAAATTACCTAAACTTCTTCGTAGAACTATCAAAGTAGATGAATCTATGCAAAAAGATGATTATCATCATATTATTTATGAAATTACAGGAAGTATTGATGAATTATCAAAAATATCTAATCACGATCAATTAGATAAAAAAATAGCTTTTAAACCTGAAGAATCTTCTAAATTAGAATTAAAAGATTTATCTCTAATAGAAGAATTAAAAGCTTATTTAGAATATATTAAAGTAGATGATACCAATGCGGTAATAACAGAATTTCAAGAGTTAAACATTCAATGATTACTTTAAATAAACTTTCTATCAATAATATGTTTAGTTATGGGCAAAATAATGAAATTGACCTAAGTTCTAATAAAATTACACAATTAACTGCTCCAAATGGAAGTGGAAAATCTTCTATAGCTCTTATCTTACAAGAATTACTTTATAGTAAAAATATTAAAGGTATAAAAAAAGCAGATATTCTTAATAGATATGTAAAAGAAGATACTTGGTCAGGACAGCTAGACTTCACAGTTGAAAATAAAAATTATGTTGTTGAAGTTAAAAGAACTAAAAATCAAAGTAAAGTAAAATTTTTTGAACAAACTGATTCAAAAACACTAGACTTAACTGAACATAAAATTCCCGATACTTACAAAAAAATACAAGAACTTATAGGTCTTGATTTTGAAATATTTTCACAACTTACTTATCAAAGTAGTACTGATTTACTAGATTTTCTAAAAGCTACTGATACCAATAGAAAAAAGTTTTTAATTAATTTATTTAACCTAGAAAAATACCCAAATATTGGGGAAGTAATCAAATTAAAACTTTCAGAATCAGAAAAAGAATCTTTCAAATTAGATGGAGAATTAAAAAGTGTAAAAGATTTTTTAAATGATGCTCTTATAGAAGATAAAAAATCATTAATTGAAGTACCTATAATTGATGAAGAAAAAAGAAATCAATTAGCAAGTGCACAAAATAAAATTACTGAATACGAATCGTTATGTAAAAGAATTGATAAAAATAATCTATATATTGAAGAACGTAAAGAATTAAATTTTGATATTGCTTTATCAGAACCAACTAAGATTGACCATATTTATCAGCAACAACAAGAAATAAATGAAGAAGTAACTTCACTTTCTATACATCAAAAAAATATAAAAAAGTCATTATCGAACCTAGATGTAACAGATAAATGCTATGCCTGTGGACAATCAATTGACAATACACAAACAATTCATCTAAAAGATAACTTAGAAGAAGATTTATTTAAAAGTAAATCAAAAGAGTCTGATTTATCACTGAATTTACTTAAAGTAGATAGTAATATTGAAGAATATGAAAATAAGATCAAACATTGGGAAACCAATAAAAAATCTATTGAAAAATT